CCCGGGTTGCGTCAATGCCTGCTAAATTGACACTCGTCATTGCGATCCAAAATTGCAACGACGGCCCACGATCGTGATAATAGCGATCGCTTGTATCGATGTAGTCCCAACACGGGGCTACACCTCTACGTTTTGTGTACCTCACATTATCCATACGGATACTTAGTGAAGCACCCCTAAGAGTACCCTTTAGGGCCGCCGCCATGACAGCTGGGGGATTCGCAACGAACCCCTTTATATCTGGCGGTGACGACTCAATATCTGACATATCGTACGTCTTCAGGTTTGGCACATACCGCTTATAGCGGTACGAGTTATTCCCATGGTCATACGACAGCCAGCTTCTGGCAATGTCCAACGGGGTCTTGATACCCGCAATATCCAACTCCCACTTAGGTACAGGTAAAAAATACACTGTGCTAGTGAGGAGCCGGACCGCGGATACCAAGGGAATCCCCGTCATCGACGACCAGTCATTGAGCCTGTTTATTAAGGAGTACCTATCCTGCGGACTGCTGAGGCTTTGACAAAAGACCCCACGCACGTATTGTGATGAGTAATAATCACCACCACAGGATTCTCTGAAGTTACCTTGACTAAAGGACTTCTCCTCGTTCAACACAAAGCCACATAAGGTTAATAGGCGGACAACCAAATCATGCGCTTCTTTGCGCACGACCAAGTCATCGCCGTTCACCCCAAAATTGCCGAGTGTACCACCGTACGGCTCTACGGGTTTTATCCCGATCACCTTATAGGCAGAGAGGACAATCGCAGAGAATATCAGAGTCTGGAGTGGGAAAGTAAACCCATTACCCATACTCGATACCATATGTAATACTCTAGTACTGCCGTCTGGCAGCACCACCTCAGGACTACGGAGAAATTCCAAAATCCTGCTAAGAAAAGCAGGCAGGATCCTCCGTGTTAGCCCTAGGGAAATTGAGTCACTTGCGGAGCTCAAATCAATAGTAGTATAAGCTCCGTTAGCAGAACCCAATCGAGCTAGCCTCCGATTCTTGAACTGCTGTTTCACAAGGTTAATACCAACCCTTGTGCGCAGCACGTCTTCGAGTAAAGAGGCTAAACCCTTCTGGAACATCATATTCAGAAGGGGTTCGGTACATATAACTCTGTCGATCTCAGAGGTCTTTGGGACCACAGAAAGACGATTACCTCGTACTATCCTCACTCCCCCGTAAAGACTCTGCCGCAGAATTTCAGCGGAAGCCCAAGAGTTTGTGGAATATATGGCTTCTTGGTAGAAGCTATGAAGCGCTTTGTTAGTAGCAGTCAGTGGCCCACAACCGATCTTTTGGTAGAAGGACGAGCCACTAGCCCCAACCGATGATCCAGGTCCAACATCTATACGCTCCAATATGTCATTGAAGCTAAACGTTTGGACATCATTCCGCCTAAGCCAGCTGTCGAGTATGAGTGTTAACTCACCAAGAGCAGTCGCTTCGGTATCTGATAAAATGGACCATGCAGGGTACACGTAACTACCGCATCTCTCATTAAAAGAGAGGAATTTAGCGATAGCTAATGCTGAAGCATCTGGCGCAGTGTTCGCAACATATTTTTTAAATATGCTGTTTAATAGCTGCATAGACGCAACCTCTGCCACATCAGAATCACTACCCCACCTTAATGGCGACATTGTAATATTCGCCACGTCAGAGGGGATAGAGGTCCTAATGTAAGATTGGACATCACGTACGAGCTCGCGGTATATGTCGTTAGGATTAATATCCATAATGTCATACCTCGATAATGTTGTTTGATGAAATTAGGAGAAAATTACCTCCTAACCAACACTAGGCCGGCGGATAAAACTCCGCGTTAATCGGCGTAGTGCGCCCTCCAGCTGCTTAATAACTACAGCAGACAGAGTGCAAGCGGCCTCAATACTCCTAGACGGGTATACATTTTCTGCATACCCAATCCCAGGAATATCAACCGGTGTTTCACTAACGACCGGTTGCCGCTTAAGATACGCCACAAGAAGAGAAATGGCGTACTCCACCAACTTACGAATGAACCAAAACTTTAGTTCGTTCATAAGACTCCGTTTTTTGCTGTGTCTGCGAGCTCATTACTTTGCTCCCAAACGACACCAAAGTGAGCGGAGAGTGCTGCGTCGACATTTGCCGGATCGGCAGTATCGGCGCCTGACGGGACTTCAATAGTCGTCCTTATCAGCATAACGGTAGCAGGTTGGCCCGCGAGAGGTAAAACCCCTTTGCGAGTTAATACTGTGTATACGTTACGTGGCACTTGTTTTACAACATTGGTAACCGGGTTTGGGGTCCCCAAATTTCTAAGGACCTTAGGCCTAGTTACCGTTACCGTAAAAGGACGCGCAACAGAGTGGGCAACAACCCCGCTTTGCGTCCCACCCAAACCCGTCACTGCATACTGTTTGCCATTGGCATCCGGTGCAAGATCGGCGGTAAGGGTATAGGTAGGGGCTGTGAAGCCAGTTATGGCTGCCCCAACGATTGGTGATGCAGGTGTAAACACGTAGCCTCCTAAGAAGCTAAAAGGATGGTATGTTAATAGTAAGGAACCAAACGACGCCGTGCTGCGCTAAGGGCTAAAATGTTAAGCCACTTAGTAGCCGTCAATGACATGCTAAACTCGAGAGCCAAAGGCTCAAGAATAGGCACATCACGAACAAACTGCACGGTTGTTGATTCCGAGGTTCCAAACTCGCTGCCGAAACTATCAAGCCCACAAGTATATGCAAGACACGGAAAGGTGGCGGTTAGCCTCACGAGATCGATTTCAGCCCAGTAAGTACTGGAACTGACGGTCCGAGAGGTTCGTTGCCACCACGCCAAATCTTGCCGGGCTAGATAATGGCTTTCAATCACCGCTCCAACATTGGAGAAGTAATCTACGAGGAAACTCCATGGTACAATCTCCCACGCTGTAGGTATAAATTCGGACGTAATTAGTCCGAACTTATCCAAAATATCAGCATCGAAAGCTGTACCACTAACAGTTGCCTTCCAAGCTCCTTTGTACCGTATGTCCCATGTGCCAATAGATCGGCGAAACATGTTGACATAGATTTTAGAGCCGAAGGTCGTGGTTCCAAAAGAAATGGAAGGGTCTTGAGCACTCGTCCCAGCAACGAACTTGACAGGGCTGCTAAGCCGTGTTTTCGCCAATTGCCGATTAAATGCCTTGCCCATATCCCCTAGATCTTTGATTAGGGGTAACCACCCGAATTGTAATTCGAGCCAACTGTCACTAAGCAGCTTTATACGATCAGAGCGAGACAAACGGGCGCCTTTCTTAAGGCGTCCAAAATGGAGCTCGGTTAATTGTTTTATGCCACTCATTGGGGATTTCATCATGACTAGCGACTTCTTCAGCTCCGCCAAGAAGATAAGACCCGTAAAGGGCGTCTTCCTCGAGCGAAGCGTTTTATAGAAGCCAGCCAAAGCGATGGAATTTGGGGAGGGTAGATTAGAGGGAAGCGGGTCATTAGCCAGTGGAACAGGGCATAGCCCTGAAAATGTCTCCTGAAAGTTTTGGGAGATAGTGTCATTCCAATGCACATGTGCGCTGGAACCACCTACACTGAAATTTGACCTTAAGCTTCCAGAGTAGTCTGTAGTAGCACTTAGCCCTTTACGTATACGCGCACGCCACCCTGGCAGGTTAGACCCCACGGTACTGTCAACCCAGCTTATTGCTGAATCGACAGAGCTATGGGACCATATCTGTGAAGGGGCCGGTAAAACCCGGTCAACATGAACGGTAACGTTATACGGAACTGAGTGCTCTTTAAACATACTCTGATACCTCATCTACAATTGGTCCGCAACAAAGCGAGCCAATGCATTGCTAGCGTAAGCTAGGTACAAGTCACAAGGATAGTGACCACTCGAGCAATTTATTTGCTCTGAAAGGGTGAAGGCTCCATGACGGGGC